CAGGGCTGTTTTATTTTCATGCATCCATTGATTAAGGTCTTGGCCAGAATAGTCTTCTCTATCTAAGACCTGAAAAATAACACTTCCTATGTTTGTACAATTAGATATATCTCCATAGATTGTATACAAAACCTGCTCTCTTTTTCCGACAGGGAAAGAATTATTTCTTAGTCTTATCATTCTGTCATAAAAGACAATTGCTGGTAGGTTTTGAAATTCTGATAACTGCAACTGCTCATAAATATCGGAAACGTTTACTGCTTGACCAGCAGGGAAAAATGGTATAAAACTAGGGAGATCAGACTTAGCCATATTTATATCTTCATATTTACTAAATTGCTCATATAGATACTCATTGATGTACGATGCTGGAAAGTCAAAGGTGTCTCTTGCTAATACCATGTTACTATTCTACCTCAACTTTTGCATTAGTAATCCATCTAAATCCCGTCGATTGTCCGACTGACTTTCCTGCCTTTACGCCTGCTCTAAAATTTTTCTTGTATATCTGAGGGTTGCTTAAATAATCATATAGACCAGTTACTGTTAAAAATGATTGAGCAAAATATCTTGTTATAAAGGTATCAAATGTTTGTTCGTAAGAACCTTTGACTTCTCTTCCTCCAGGAAATTGATTAACAATAGGTTTTTTAGTATAAACTAAAGTTCCATTATTTTCAAATACTAAAGGCTTATTTCCTTTAGGCCTAATTACAACTGGAACTCCATCTTCCATTATTTTTGCCTTATTGTAAAATGGTTCATAAGATCCAGACTGTACTGATGTTGATTGTCTAAAGTTAGAATCAATAGATAGCCCTAAATTAGTTATCCTATACTGAACATCAAATAATCGTGCATCTCTGCTTCCAGTTTTAGACCACTCATATACGTGATGTAGAGATTGTGGATTGCTTCTTGCCATTGCATCAATGTATAACTTTAAAGCCTCTACTGTTCCTTTACCAAGATTATCTAAAAATATCTTTTTACCAGACTCAGCGCCTTCTAAAAATCCTAAAGAGTATTCGACTAGATTGTCTATTTGTCTTTCAAATTCTAAGGTATTTAATCTAACACGCATTAGTCTACCGATGCTTGGCTTTCCGTACGTCGCCAAACCATCTGATAAGATTCAATATTTCCAAATGGTCCAACGAATGGCTGTATTGTTGCAATTTCATATATTGTTCCTTTGCCTGCACGAATACCAGATGTTTCCTTATATATTAAATTATTATGTCTATCTCTTACATTGGTAATAATAATATCTGTAATTCCATACGACTTGTCCAGGGATGAAACTCTTAAATCTGTTAGCGATCTGGAATTGAGTTTATTGTTAAGTTGTGAAATCATTTTCGGGTCTAGTTCTTCAATATTTTTTCTAGCAGCAGGGGCAGCATTACATGCAATAGTTCTATCAAGAACCCATTCTTTTTTTATTTCTCCAAAGCCACCTTGACTAGATATTGCATAATAAATATCCGCACACATTGGATGAACAACGTCGTTTGGTTCGCATATCATTAAATCATCCCTGGCCTAACAACGTTCTTTAAATATTTATCTAAAATTTTATCAACTATAAGATTTCCAGTTCCTGACAATACGCTTTTATCAAATTGAATTTTATATTGATCGGTATTGTATGATGTTACGTATCTCTTGTAATAATCTAATTTACCGCACTTTAAATCCTCAATTAATAACTTTGTTGCATATTCAACATCAGAAGGAACTGTTTTATATCCAGAATCTAATACAAATATATAATCATAGCCTCTTGGAAAATCAACAATTCTTCCGCTGCCGACAGATCCTAAATCGCCATAGGCTGGTGGCAAAACTATTGCTCCTTGCTCTATACGATTATATTCTGAATCAAAAACACGTTGAACTCCAGAGTTATCTGCTGTAATATTAAATGAATAGATGTTGTCTTCTGGTGTTTCAAAATCAAAAATTAAAACATTGTTTTCATAAACTTTTAGTATTTTGTTAAAGTTGTTCCAGATGTTAAAGTAATCTGATCCCTGGCCTACCCCTTGTACTACCTGCTTTGAATTATAAAAGCCATCGGTAACAATGGTGTCAATAATTGATCTAGCAACCATTTCTAACTGTGTATATTCCTCAATTTCTGAAGCAGTAGATCCTAAAGAATTTGGGTCTACGTATGGCCTTGTAATCTCAACAACGTCTTCTATTACAATGTCTTCATCTTCATCTAAAATTTGAAATAAAAACTTTCTATCTAGCAATAAATCTGTTTTATCAAAAGTATAAGAAACAACCTTGGAGTTGGCTGTAGTTGTTACGTTTGAAGTTTCCATTACGTGATCTACTAAATCTTCAACATAAATTGTATAGTCAGAGTTAAACTCTGGCATTTCCCAGGTAGTTAATTTTGGATATGGGGGCACCCTTAAAATGTCCATTTTATAGACCGTATTCCTTTGCTACCTCTTCAGGATTAGCGATTCTGACTCCTGGCTTAGTCATCCATTTTTCTGCATTATGTCGTTCTACAATATTAAATCCTTTTAAAATTTTACCTACGCCAGACCAGTATATATTTTTAGGAGAATGTATTGCTACTAAATCTTTTATTGCTTTTTCTTTTTTCTCTTTTGCTTCTAAAATAGGTTCTGAAGATACCGAAACCGTGCCAAATATGCCATTACCAATAGAGCCAAGGGCTTGTTTATTTTTTTCTTTGACATCAGACATAGTATCCTCCTTGTTGTATTATATCATTATAAATAGAAAGGGGGACAAGAGAATTAACTCTCATCCCCCCTAAAACTGTTTACAGATTAGGAATCTGAAGCAGCATCAGCGAATGCAATTGCATCCTGCTCTTCCCATTGAAGTCCGAAACGAACAAATACAGTATATTCTACTGTGTCTTTCTTCGCTACATATTCACGGTTTACTGTGATGTCTCTTTGGAAACCCCATACACGGTTGGCAGGGAATGTTAAGTCAACATATCCTGCTGGGTAGTAAGGAACTTCTTGAACGTCAACACCTAGAACACGAGTTGTACGTGCTCCACCGAATGTTTGACCCATACCATCTAAGTAGTTTTGACGATTTGCTTGTGTGCTTCCTGGTACTTGACCAGCAAAAGCCTCAGCAACTGCATCTGCAAGAGTACCATTGTTCTTAACAATACCCTGGAAAGCATCTGTACCAGCATAGAACTTTAGGTTCTGCTTGATAGCACGATACTTACGTGGCATTGCTAGGATGATGTCTTGCATAACGCCTGTTGTCCAAGCATTGTCTGTTACAGTGACTTCTGCTTCGTGAGCATCGCCATCTGTCTTAACTTTATTAACGAAACCTTCCATAATTGAAAGGAATGATCCTGTTGATCCATCACCATTAATGGCTAGATCTTCAATATCATTACCGAATGCGTTTGTCATAAGACGAACAACGTGGTCTTCTAGGGCTGCACCTTCGATGTTATCTTCTAGTGCTTCTGCAGAAACTTCCCAATCTAGACGAATCTTCTTGGTTGTAAGTTCTACCTTACTGAATGTTGCTCCAGCGTTGGTATAGTCACCAACTGCTTGTGAAGCAGCACGAATTACACGCTCACCAACGTTAACTTTTTCAAGTTCCATTGTGTTAGCACGCATTGTTACACGACGGCCATCCTGTGCGAGTACTGTTGCATCCCAAACATAGTCGATAAAACGACGTGCTTGTTCTGGACGAAGAATACCGCTACCAGCATCACCTGAAGGGTTTACTGCGTTTGCACCTGTTGTTACTCCTGATAGAGCAACTGGAATATTTCCAATTACGCCACCGTCAGAGTAATTGCCTGGTACGTTTGAACCTGCGTCTGATCCTGATGCGAATGCGCCTTGTCCTTGATAAAGACCTGGAGCAGTTCCACCAAGTTGACCAGATGTACCTGGCTGATTTTTCTTGATTTCTTCCGACATTATTACACCTCCTAGTGATTTAAACTTATCGAAATAAGTCGGCTGTTTTGAGGAAACGACCGCCCCATAGGGATTTTTCAACCATTTCTGGTTGTTCCTGAATAATCTCTCCGAGATCTCCAGATTTTCGGAATGCGGTATCTGCTTCAACAGCGTCAACACGTTTTCCAAACTCATTAAATTCATCTTTTGCTGCAGAAACATCTTGTGATACTGCATCAATAGATTTTGTTATTGCATTTACCTGCTCTTGTAGAGACTTAACGGTTGCAACTAGATCGCTAAAGGCTGATGTAAGAGTATTATTGATTTCTGTAACTGCTTCTGCAATTACTTCGTCATTTTTGGATACTTCTTCAGTTTTTACTTCTTCCACTACTGAATCAGACTTTTCAATTTCTTCTACTACGACCTCTTCAGCCTTAGTAACTTCTTCTGTAATCTGATTATCTGATGAAGTTGCTTCTACTACAACGTCTTCTGACTTTGTAACTTCAGCAGTTTCAACTGTGGCTTCTGCCTCTGGAGCGACCTGAACATCTTCAACTACAACATCAGTCTTCTCGACGATTTCTTCTGTTGTGTTTTTTGTTGATTTTGCCATAGGATTTTCCTCCTTTTGTATCTTAGAAGTATCGGTGCCTTTAGCACTTGCAACTAAGAATTTGATCATGTTTGTTTTCTCGTTGTCTGTTTTTTCAACGAAACCTATATTTTGCATTTGATTACCAGTTGTTGGGCTAACCTCTGAGTCATTTTCTGAAACCATAACAACTCCAGATTCCTTATCCCAAAAAACATTTTCAATTACAGTGTCCATACCTTTAACAACATCAACACCGTCAACTTTTTCTACAGAAACAATATTTGCAAATTGATTTGCAGGGCTATCAACTAAAGATAGTTCAACTAAATCGTAATCTTTAATAATTCTAATTTGTTTATCCATTTTTTCATCATAGCCATCGTCCCACTTGTTCATTCTTCCGCCAATTGAAAAACCAGTATATGTTCCATCAAGAACTTTTTCCCATGCATCTTGTGCACCTTTTGAAATGTATGCCGATACAACTACACCGTTGTACATTTTTTCTGAATCTGGATCATAATATTTATCTTCTTTAAATGAAACCATTTTGCCAACAGCGGATGGTTGATGCATTTCACGAATGTTGCCACGGAATTTTTTGAATGCTTTAATGCTTGCCTCTGTTGTAACGATGT